TAAGTAATATAACATATTCTGAATTACTACATAATAATCAATATAGTTATAAAATATTTAATAACGACTATAAATTAGAATTTATTAGTTTATATAATTTTATAGTAGATTTAAATACATTTATATATAATCAAAATAAAGATAAATATTCAGATATATATTATAAATATTTAAGTAATGAAATATTAATAAATAATGTAAAAAATGATAATATTTTTATATTAAATGAACAGCAATTATTAGAAAATTCAACAATTAAATTTAAAGAATTAAATTTAATACCTTACATTTATATTAATAAATTTATAATATATAATGATAAAATTATAGGTTTTAGTAGTAATAATTTAAATTTATATATTAATGAAAATATTACTTTATCTAATAGTAAACAATATTTAGAAAAAGAAATTAATAATTTAAAAAAGGTAATTAAAAAACAAACAATTAATAAAACAGATTTAATAAAAATATTAACTAGATGTTTTAAATTAGAAGATAATAACTCAAAAATGTATAATAAAATTATTCATCATTCTAATTATAAAAATATTAAAGAATATTATAATTACTATCAAATATATTATTATAATCCATTAAAAATTAATGATATTTTATTACATGATACTGAACACAATGATACTAGACTTAAAGAGTTAAATAAAGCAATTTATGAGACTAATATATATAATTTATTATTAATAAATATTATTCAAGAAATTTATAAATTAAAAAATAAGAAATTAAGAACAGAATTAATATATATAATATCTAATTTAGATAATTTAGATATTAATAAAATTATAGTTTATCATAAAAATGATAAAATTAATAATTTAATTAATAAAATAAATTTAAAAAATCTTAATAATACTTTATATGAAGAATTTCAATATAAATTAAAAATATATAATCAAATTATATTCTTTTTAAAAAATATATCAATAAAAAATAAAGATAAAAGTATAAAGGAATTAAAAAAAATAATAATAGAAAAATTTAATAATATTACTTTTAACTTTGATAATTTATCTTTATATGAATTATTAAATAAAAATAAAAATGATTTTATTAAAGAAATAAAAGATATTTTACAAAAAACAATATCACATAAAAATATAAATAATAATGAACAAATATTGGATTTAGCATCATGTAATAATATAAATAAATCATATTATTGTGATAATAAAAAATTAATAATATCAAAAGAGATATATAATAAATTATTAGATATATTTTATTACGATATAACTAATAAATATAAACAAAAAATATTATTAAATTTAGTAAATTATAATATTAATAATATATACAAATTTAAATATTATATTAACGAAAAAATTTACATATATTTATAATATAAAATAGTATGGATTCAGAAAAACTTAATATAAAGGATATTAAAAAAAAAGATTTTACAGAAAAAGAAAATAAAAAAAATAAAACTGGAGATTTATTTCAAGTAAGTTCAAAAGTGTATCAAACAACAAATGTAAAATTAGGTATAATATTATTTTTTCTATATATTATTTTAAATTTAGATATCTTTATAGAGAATGTATTATCTAAAATATTTAATAATGTTTATGATAATGAAAATGATAAAATAACAAATAAAGGTATAATAATTAATGGTATATTATTATCTATGATTTATATGCTATTAGATTTATTAAATAAAAAAAATATAATTTAATAATAAAATAATAAATTATTTAGTATATAAAATAGTTTCTTTATTTTTTTTAAGAAGATATAAAATAATTTCTTTAATATTATTAGATTCATTCAATGAATTTGAACCATCAATATTCATTTTACCAGATGAAAATATCTTTACAGTTGTTAATTTATTTTGATTTTCTGGAATTGGTGTTTTAAATTTTAAAATAATACCTGTATATCTTTCAGGGAAAAATTTAATTAATGATAATTCTAAATTATATAATTTATAAATATCTAAATCATTTTGTTCATTTTTATAATCTAATAAAATACTTTGAAATTTATATAAATCAATATAAATTTCAGGTTCAATTAAATTAAATTTATAATTTCTCATAATAGATTTAATATATACAATTTCAATATTTTCATCAGAATCGACTTTAATATTTTTTAAATTTTCTATTTTTTTAATAATAATATTAATAATAGGTTTAATAATTTCAATATTTTCATTACAAACAAAAGGAATTTGAATAGTTCCATTAGTAAATAATTTTAAATGATAAAATTTATTTTTATCAATTGAATCTAAAATTGTAAAAGTAATTTGGCTATTAAAATATTTACCATTACCTTGAATTTTACGATTTGATAAAGGCTTTACTTTTTTTTTTCTTCCTCTATTTGATTTTTTAACTGGTTTAGTTAATTCTAAATATGTATCTGAAATATATTCATTAAAATTACATCCAATTTTAATAATATCTGATTTATCTTCTAATGATAATAATTCAATTAATTCTTTTTCTTTAAAATTAATATTTGAAATTTTAGCTTCAACTGTAATTGTTGATAAAATTAAATCAGAAATTGTATATTCCATAGTTTTTAGTTATTATTATTAATTATATTTAATATATAATAAAATTCAATTTTAAATAAAAAAAAAATATAATAAAATTAATTATATTTTCTAATTTCATTAATATCATCAGATAAATCATTATATAAATTATCACTAATTTGATTTTTTCGTCTTTTAGAATGTAAAAACAAACTAGGAATTAATTCAATTAATAAAGTAGTAAATGGAGATATTTCATATTTTTCAACAACATTTCCAACCACTTGACTAGTTTCATTACGTAATCTTCTAAGTTTAACTTTTACAACATCTGAATAACCATGTAAATCAGGTCTTAATCCAAAAAATTCTCTATCACCATTACATACCATTTCTAAACCACTAGCCATAGCTAATATAAATTCTTCACCTAATGAAGCATATCTATTACGATTTGATTTTAACATTAATAATTTAGTAACATATTCTATTTTTTCTAGATCCGTATTATAATCAACTCTTGGGATTTTATCTAGTGATATTCCATCATCTTCTAATTCTTCCATTAAATTATCTATTTTTTCTAATAATGATACTTTTAAATCTTCACGATTTTCATCATCAATATTAAATGTCATAGCATTATTATAAGAAGTATTTGATTCAGATCGAACATCTAATACCGAATCAACTAATTTTTGATTTTTTTGTTCTTCTGTTAATTTATATGAAAAACTATTTGATTCATAATTATTATAATTATTATTGTTATTATAATGATTATTACTACTAGACATTGTTATTAATTCATCAATTTCTGATATTGCATCATCATCTTTATTATTATCATTATTATCATTATCATTATCATTATCATTATAGATATCACTATCATTACCATCATTTTTATCTATTATATTATCAATTACCTGATTATATTCATTAATAGGATTATAATTCATTAATTCATCGTTATGATTAATAAGAGAATCAAATTCTAATGAATTTTGAATTAATTCTTTTTCTATATTTTTAGGTTTTAAAGAATTATCAATTTCAGAATTATTTAATAAATTTGCCATACCTAATAAGGCACTTGCATCACTAATTTCTAAATCGTCTGTCATAAATGATAAATATTTTTTTTTATTTAAATATATATTTAATTTATAATTTATATTTAAATTTTAATAATATTAGATATTATAAAATTTAAAATATAATAAATATGTATTATTTATCATTTGATATTGCTAATAAATCATTAGCAATATCTTTAATAAAATTTGATAAAGAATATAAACAAATTCTTAATAAGACTAAAATTAAATCAGATAATTATAAAAATACCTTAATGAATATGACTAAATTAAATAAAGAATTAAATCATATTTTTGATTATTATATATATGAAGTTGTAGATTTAATTCCTCAACAAAAAGTGAGAGAAACTACTTTAATAGATAGATCTAAAAAATTAAAGGAATTTTTAAATAAATTAAATATTCAAATAATTGATATAAAAAATAAAAATAATATAGAAAATATTACAGTATTAGTTGAATACCAACCAAGTTTTAATGAAAAATCGAGAACTATCTATAATCAAATTATATATGAATATAGTAATATACCCAATTATAAATTATATATAATGAATCCATTATATAAAAATAAATTATATTTTTCATCAAATTTAAAACATTCCTATTTTATTCAAAAATATAATAATAATTATATTGCAAATAAGAATCATACAAAAGTAAATTTTTTATATTTTTTAGATCAATATAAATTAAATCATATAATAAAAAAAATAAAAAAAAAGAATATAGACGATTTAGCAGATAGTTTTATGCAAATTTTAGCATATATATATTTTATAGAAAGTCAATAACCATTTTTAATATTTATATTATTAATATTTTGAATTTCTTTTTGATAATCTTGAATATCTAATTCTCCACCATAAATTTTTAAATTATATTTATTAGGAGATTCTTTAATTTCTTTTATTTTTTTATTATAAAATAATTTATATAATTGTTTAGCCGATTCATAAATATCAAAATTTTTTCTAGAATCGTAAAAAATATTTATATATCCTTGTAAACAACCAATGCTGCAAAAATTACCATGTATGTCATATTTAATACCATCAGATGTAGAATTTGTATTTAACATAATAAACCAAGGTGTATTTTTAAATTTTAAACTACAATGCCAGCATCTAACATTAGTACTTTTTATCCAAGTATCAAAATTAATAAAATGTTTAGGTATTTTTTCATAAACTACATTTAATTCATTATTAATACTTTGAGTACTAATATTATTTAATAATTCCTTTTGATAAATGTCTTCTACCTCTATAATATCATCTAAAGTAATACCTTTTAAAAAAAGTATATTTTGTAAAATAAAATTAGAAACCATATTATTATTTTTTTAAAAATAAATCTTACTATTTAATATATAAAAAATAAATTTTATTATTTAATATATAAAAATTAAACTTTAAATAAAATATAATGTTTGTGGAATATGGATATGATTATTTTCAACCACCACCTCCTGTAGAATTTGATGAAACTTTTTATAAGGAAATGGTATATCCAATTAAAAGAAAAGAAGCATTTAATAATGATTTAGAAAATATATTAGATGAAATAGATGAAGATTTAAATAATACACAACAATCTCAATCTAATTATTATAATAAAATGTATTTTAATAAAATGTTAAATGAAAAAAATACTTTATGTAATAATTTATCAAGTCAATGTTCGTATTATAAACAATTAATACATCATAAATATCAAGAATTATATAAAAAAAATAATCAAATTTTTATATTCTATATATTATTATTTATAGCTATTTTAGTAATAATATATCAAAGAATGTCTATAGAAAATATGTCTAATTTATTATATATGTTAAGAATGTCATCTAAAGATTTCCAAATTAAGGAAAGTAAACAATAAGTTATCAGATTTTATTATTATTTTTTAATTTTTTCAATTTCATTTTTTAATGCCTTTATACTATCAATTAAATATCCAATTAATTCTTTATTAGATACTGTATGTAAATCATCAAAATTATTAGTTTTTTCAATATTAACTGCTGAAGGAATTATCTTATGTAATTCTTGAGCAATAACACCTTTATGAATAATATTTTTAGAATCATTAATATATTTAAAATTATAAGTATTAATATTACATATTTTTTTTAATGAATCGTCAAAATTAGAAGTTCCTAAAATATATTTAGTTCTAGAATCAGATAATTCCATTAATGTATTACATAAAATATATCCATCATTTCTAATAGTAACCGTATTATTTAAATTACCATTATTCATATTATTAAATTTAATAATAGAATTTTCATAATTATCCTGATTATTAGTAATAATAGTTTCTATAGTAGACATATTTCTTTTAATATTATTATCATTATATGTATTAAATTTAATACCAATACCTGTATTATTTAAATTATTTTCTGTAGTTATTTGAATTGGATAAATTAAATTATTATTTTTATCACTTAAGATTTCAATAATATTTGTTGAATTATAAATATTTAATATACCACTATCTAACATACGAAATGTAGTATATTGATTATGTAGATTTTGTAATTTTAAACAATTACCCTTATTATTTTTAATATCAATTGTATAATCAAATGTATTCGTATCTAATACTAATTTATTATTAATAAAAGCATTAGCTGTAGAAAAATTTTCAATACCACTAATTGATTTTCCTGAATCTAAAATTAATGCCTTTTTAGCTTCTGCTATACCTAAATATGTAATTTTATTATAATTTAATTGTTCAGCACTTGCTTCAACTAATACATTATTAATTTTTAATATTGGTTTATTAGTATCATTAATTAAATTAATATATTGATTATTATAAGTTTTAAATAATAAAGAACCTTCAGAATTAATATTAATGTCTGCATAATTTGTATTATCATATATTAATCTAATAGTTTCCCCTAATTCATCATTAATAACTAATCTTTTAGTCGGATTTGAAGAAATATTAATACCTATTCGTTGAGTATCACTAATATATAAAGCAGGTTTATTATTAGTTTTTAAAGTAATATTTGTATTAGGGCTATTATTATCATATATAGAAATTCCAGAATCTCCAATAGCAGTATTTGAACTTAAAGGTGTTCCAACATCAATTGTAACCTTTGTAGGTTTATTAGGTAATAATACAGACATTTTTTAAATTTTAAATTAAAGATTATTATTATATACTAATATATAATAATTATATTTAAAATCGATATCAATTATAAATGAGTGCTGTAACAGAGAGCCAAGAATTAAGCTTAAATGCAAATTTAGTAACTGCAGTTATTGAATTAATTGATTTTTATTCTAAAAAAGGTGTATTTAAAGTATCCGAATATAAAGATATTGCATCAATTAATGAAAGATTAACTGAAGTTAAAGAAGGTTATGAAAATGATTCAACTTTTAATCAACTCACAACTGTTGAACTTGCTTTCATTGTACAAGTTTTTCGTGAAGGGTCACAAAGAGTCCCAACTCTAATCGATAGCTTTGGGCAATTATTTGGATTATTTCAACATTTTCAAAAAGTATTAGAGCAAGAACTAGAAAAAGAAAAAAATAAAGGAAATCTTCCAACTATTGAAGAATTAGAAAAGTAAATATAATTTTATAAAATATTATAATATAATTTATTTTTTTTAATATAATATTAATTAAAAAAAAATGGTAAGAAATAGTCCTAATGAACACGCAAAAGATTTTAAAAATGAAATTAAATTAGGTAATGATGAAGAAAATTATATATCATTACCAGACAAAAATAATATATATAAATGGAAAAAAGTATCATCAAATGCAATTAAACATTTTAAAATGATAACACCACAAAATAAAATAAATAAAATTTTAAAATTTGATGAAAAACTTATAAATAATACTATTAAAAAATTAAAAAAAGAATTAATGAAATTTAATATAATATTAATATATTTAGAAAATATGGGTCGATGGTATGATGGGGAATATCATTTTATAGATTATTTATGGTCAGATGGTGTAAATGAATTAAAAAATGAATATAAAATAGTTGATGAATTTAAACATTCATTTATGATAACAGATGATATTTATGTATTAAATGCATTACAGACTGGTAAATTAATATTTCAACATAATATATTATTAAAAGATGTAAAACATTTAAAAGAAGTATATAAAAAAATAATAGGTAAAGAATTATTAAACTATAGTAAAAATAAGGTTATACAAATAAATTTTAAAACATAAGAGATTTTAATTTTTTTTTCATATCATCTAAATTTTCAGTATCTAAATAAACCCAATTAATTTTTAAAAAAGTATCATTTTTTAAAATTTTAATTTGTACATTATAACCCTTTTTTTCTAAAATTTGAATAATATTATAATATACTTCTAATTGAAAATCTTTATGATTAATATTAGAAGGTATATTAAAAGAAATTGGTAAATTAAATATTAATTCAGTTAAATTATTTTTATATGCATCATCAATAGCTGAATTTATTTTATATGATAAATCATTAATATAATTTTGTATTAATATTTTTTTTGGATTATTTTTTTTTAATTTATCAGCAGATATAATAATTGCACGATTCATTTTTATATATATTTAATTAAATAAATATATTTTTAATTATGTTATATATTTTAAATTAGCAGAATTTTTCGTTATTAATAAAAAGTTAATTGTTTTTGCATATATATATAAATTAACAGGACTATATTGTTCTATTTTTGTAGATTCATAATCTAAATATATTTCACGAGATTTTGATAAATTTAAATAACCACAAGGTTGATTTTTGGATTCATAAAAAGAAAATGGTAAATAATAAATATTATTATTAGAAGTAATAACATTTTTATCAGAAATATATGGTAAATAACTATCATATAATTTAATACCATTAAAATTATATGTAGATGTATCATTAATTAATAGTTCTATATTATTAACAACTGGTGATTCTTGATAATATTTAATACTATTATAACCAATAGTTTTAGTTCCGGCATTATCATAAATAACTGGTGTTTGAATATAATTTAAATCTAATATTGCATTTTTATACCAGGTTTGTAAATTATCTAAACCAGTTTCATTAATTGATGGTCTAAAATATAAATATAAAGATTCCATTGGGAATTTTAATTCCGGTAATAATATTTTATCTTTATTTTTATTTAAAATAGTTGTAATTCTTTTATGAATTCTAACTAAAATAAAACCTAATCTAGTTACAAAAATATCTTGAATTTCAGGATTTATATAGATATGATTTGTATATAATTCAATTTCTTCAATATTAGGTGTATTAAATTTTTCATTATATAAATTATTAATAATATCAACACATGTAATTAATTTATTTGATTCTTCTAAATCTATTCTAACCTTTACTTTACCATATTGAGATACATTATTAGGTAATGCTAATCTTTTATCTTTATTAAACCAAAATAATAATGGAATATATAATTCAATACCTGGATGACTATTTTTTAATGTTTGATTTCCATTTAATATCCATTTTCTTTCTTTATAATTATCATTATTAGGATCTTGTATTAAGGTTGCTTCAATTGGTATTTCTTGACCGATACATTTTAACCATCCATTTTTTTTATCTTCAGGTACATGCATAAAATAATGAATATTATAATATTCACTAGAATATTCATCTATTACATTATTATTAATAATAAATTGTACATTTTTTAAAATCTTATGTCCTAAATATTCAGCATATCGTACTTTATCAGTTTCTTCTAACGGTGTTAATTCAGATAATCTAAGATAAATAAACATATCACTTATAAATTCACCATCCGGTGGAATAGTAAATTCAATAGAATTTCCGAATAACGGTTTAGTATTTACAGTAGAATTAATATATTCAAATGAAAATTCTACAAATGGTTTATAATAATTATTAATAAATAAAAAATGTGTTTGATCGATATCTACTGATTTGGGTTTAATATAATCAGCATAATTATCTTTTAAATGAGTAATAATTTTATTTAATTCAATTATTTCATTTTTATTATTTTCAAATTCTTTAGTATCTACTAATGTATAACTTAATTTATTTAATTGTTCTATTTTTTTATTTAATTCATATAATTTATCTTCAAGTTTTTTAATTTTTTCTTTTTTTATATTTATTAACCTTTGTTTTATTTTTTTTTGCGCTATTAAATAACTATCTTGATTAGTATCATCTAAAATTAATAAATTATATAATCCAGCAGTTGCCATTATAAATTATTATAAATTTTATATAAATTTTCAATTATTATATTAATACTATTATCAATATTTAAAATATTTGATTTTATAATTTTATATATTGATATATGATTATCTATAGATAATATTAAATTTTTCATAAAATCTTTTTTATATATATTATCATCAAATATAAGAGTAATTTGTTTATTTTTTTTAATAGTAAAATTATTAATTTTAATTAATTCATTAGAAATTTTATTTAATTCAATTTCTATAATTTTTAAAAATTGATCATTTTTTTGATTATTATTTTTGTTTATTTTATCATTAAGAAATAATAAAGTATTATAATAATTATTATTTAATTCTAATAATTCAGATTTATTAATTACTTTTAATAGTAATAATTTATCTATTAATTTAAATATACAATCATTTAATTTATTATATAAATCAAATTTTTCTATAAAATTCCACATTATTATTTCAAATGATTTAATATTATTAGTACTATTTAAATAAAAGATTAATAAATCTAAATCTTCGGTTTGAAATAATTTAATTAATTGATTAATTAAATGTTTATATTTTTGTTTATTTATTATTTTATTATCTATTTGATTATTATATTTTTCTTTTAATAAATCATATTCTAAAATAATAGTATCTATTTTATTTTCTAGAATTTTATCTGTAATTAAATTAACTGATTTACCATTAGAACCAATAATTTTAATACTCATGATATAGTTTTATTTAAATAATATTACAATTATATATCTATTATATTATAAATATATATATTTTATTATTAAATATAATGTCATTACCTACTTTATTAAAAGAAAATGTTATTATCCCACATATGGGTGAAAAAAAAAGTGATATATCAAATATAAGAGGAATAGATTATGTAATGAATTGGTTTAAAAAACGAATAGAAAATCCAAATTCTATAAAATCAATATCTGATAAAATAGTTATTTTAAAATCAGCAACTGGTAGTGGAAAAAGTACTGTTTTCCCTACCGAATTTTATTTACGATTTTTTAATAAAATGAAAAAAAATATTATTGTAACACAGCCTCGAATATTAACAACAATATCTATACCAAAAGATATTTCATCAGTAGAAAGCTATCAGGCAAAAAATAGAACTGATGGTATGGGAATAGAATTATATAAAAATATTGGATACCAAACTAAAGAATATATTAAAAAACCTTTAGAAAAAGGTATATTATTTTGTACAATTGGTGTATTATTACAATTTTTAAAAAATATGAATAAAGAAATATTTTTAAATAAATACGGTTGTATTATTATTGATGAAGCTCATGAACGTACAACTAATTTAGATTTAATATTTTATTATACTAAAACTTTATTTAATGAAGTACCATTAGATAAATGTCCATTTTTAGTAGTAGCTAGTGCGACTATGAATGTAAATAAATATGCTAAATATTATAATACAAAAACTATTTTTGAAATTATTGGAACAAGTCATAAAATAGATACTCATTATTTAAAATATGATTCTAATAATATATATGATACTATAATTAATACTATCAAAGATATACATAATGATAATCAAAATAAAGAAGATATAATTAATAAATCAGATATAATTGTATTTATACCAAGTCAATCTTATATAGTTAAATTAAAAAATAAAATATTAGAATTAAATAATCAATTAAAAAATAAATTATTTCCAATTTCTTTAGATAGTAAAGTTTTTAAATCATCAGATATAAATTATCAAGCATTATTTGAAGATTTAAATAATTTAACATTAGAAAATAATGATAAAGTTACTAGAAAAGTTATTATAGCGACTAATATTGCAGAAACGGGAATTACTATTAATTCATTAAAATATTGTATAGATACTGGATTAGTTAATCAATTAGAATATAATCCAGTAATTAATTCTAATATATTAATTATAAAACCAGCTACACAATCTATGGTTTTGCAAAGAAAAGGAAGAGTAGGGCGAAAACAACCTGGTATATTTTATCCTATATTTACAAAAGAAACATTTGATAATATGATAGATATCCA